TGGAACGGAGAGTACACATCGCTCCATGAAGGCCTGCGTAAGACAATAAATTCATTCATTGATAGATACCCTGATGTCAGAGGTGTTAAAATTTAAGAATGAAAACTGCTTTAGTTACGGGAATTACAGGACAAGACGGTTCATACCTTGCTGAACTTCTGCTTGAGAAGGGATACAAGGTAGTGGGAATGAAACGAAGGACATCTCTTCTAGCCACAGACAGAATAGATGGACTTCTATCGCATCCAAACTTTCAGCTTGTCTATGGTTCAATGAATGATGCAGGTGCTTTTTATCGCCTGTTCAAGGACAATCATTTTGATGAGGTCTACAACCTAGCAGCGCAATCTCATGTTAGAGTGTCTTTCGATGTTCCGGAAGAGACTGTAGATGCTGTTGCAATGGGTCCTCTTCGTCTACTTGAGTGCATTAGGACAATGCAGCCTGACTGTCGATTTTACCAGGCGTCATCGTCTGAGATGTATGGTGACAATCCAGAGCATCCTCAGAGTGAGACAACCAGGCTCATGCCGGCCTCTCCTTATGCATGCGCCAAGGTCTTTGCCCACGGTCTCACTCGTAATTACCGTGAGGGTTATGGTATCCATGCCTCATCAGGTATCCTCTTTAACCATGAGAGCCCTCGCCGCGGCGAGACATTCGTTACCCGTAAGATCACAATAGCTGCGGCTAGAATCAAGCTTGGACTTCAAGATAAGATAGCTCTTGGTAATCTCGATGCCCTCCGCGATTGGGGGTATGCGAAGGACTACGTCGAGGCGATGTGGCTTATGCTCCAGCAGGATCGGCCCGATGATTACGTGATTGCTACGGGTGAAACCCACACTGTCCGTGAATTCCTGTATGAGGTCTTTGATATTGCAGGTCTCAATGTTGACAAGCATCTTATCATTGATGAAAGACTGAAACGCCCTCATGAGGTCCCATGGTTGGAAGGCGACTATTCGAAAGCAAGGCAAAAGCTCGGCTGGGTTCCCAAGACTACATTTGCGGATCTTGCTAGACTTATGTATGAGGCAGATCTTTCAAGCATCTCAGGCTTAAAAAGATAGTCTTTACATTGGATAATATCCTATAAAGGGGAAAAATTGTCCAATAATCTTCTTCCAACTGGAAAGGCGCATGTGTCGTACTCCGAAGTCCGAACATGGAATGAGTGCCCCCATCGTCATTACCTGCAACAGATTAAGAAGATCAATCTCGACAAACCAAGCGAGCATCTTGACTTTGGAACTGCGGTTCACGCAGCTTGCGAGGGGTATCTAAAGACGAGAACCATGAATATCGAGCAGTGTCTAATGGACATTGTCTCTGCATGGGATTCTAAGGGATTTCCTGATGTTGAGAAGTGGGCCACATGGGCAAAAGATGCGCTTGATGAAGTTCCGGATTGGCTTGATCAAAACTTCCCAGGATGGACAACTGTCTCTGCCGAGGAAGCCCTGTATGAGTCAATTGAAGATCGTGACGCTTACTTCAAGGGATTTGTGGACTGCATTATTAAAGTTCCACGTGAAAAAGGTGGTTATGATCTCTGGATTCTTGACTGGAAGACTGCAGGAGCTGGTGGCTGGAATGCAGAGAAGAAACAGAATCCCCTCACTTTAGCACAGGTAGCTCTTTATAAGTCTTACTTGACAAGTAAGCACAAGGTGCTCTTTGATGGCGCACGTTATGTTAAGTGTGGCTATGTGCTTCTTAAAAAGGGCGCAAAGGCTGGAAAGCGTGTTGAGCTCTTCACGGTCTCAGTTGGACCAGTTGCAATGCAGAAAGCCAACAAGCTTGTGTCTAACACAATTGCAGGTATGAGAAAGGGAGTCAGAATCAAGAATCGCCAGTCTTGTCTTTATTGCCCATATCGCGACACAGAACACTGCACTTAGTGGTTTGATCTTGAGCGATATATTTACTGAGTTTTATTCTGTTCTAATATTTCTATGAACCGGAATCCAGTGAATGCAGAAAAAGAAAGTACTTGTCCTATCTGATCATGCTTTATCAACATCAGGTGTTGGTACACAGACGCGCCACCTCATAGAGGGTCTCCTTAAAAAGGGCGAGTGGACATTCAGACAGTTTGGAGCTGCGATTAAGCACTCCGATTATAGGACCATTGCAGTTAATGAAGACTTTATCATTAAGCCTGTTGATGGATTTGGCACTAAAGACATGCTTCGTGTCACCCTTGCCACTGAAAAGCCAGATTTAATTCTAATCTTTACTGATCCAAGATTTTTCTTCTGGCTTTTTGAGATGGAGGATGAGATCCACCAGGTTTGTCCTATTGCTTGGTGGCATGTTTGGGACAACTGGCCAAAGCCAGTCTTTAATCGACAGTTTTATGACTCAACTGACCTGATTAACTGTCACTCTTACTTAACCTATGAGATCTGCAAGGAAGATTTTCCAAATAAGGTAAACTTTGTTCCACATGCAATTCCACAGCATGTGTTTTATCCTCTGCCAGAATCTGTCAGGCAGGCAAAGAAAGTTGAAATCCTGGGATCAAACAGGAAAGATGACTTTGTACTATTTTGGGTCAATCGAAATGCGCGCAGAAAGCGCTCATCTGATGTCATTGAGTCTTGGTCCATGTTTATGAAAAAGATCAAGGCTATGGGAAAGAGCAATGCAACTCTTCTAATGCACACCAATCCTTTGGATGATGAGGGACCAAACCTTCACGAGGTTAGTAAGTGCTTCGGAGTTCAGGATAGTGTGATATTCTCCACAGATAGAATTGACTTTGATAAGATGAATGTTCTCTATAACATATCTGACAGTTGCATCAACGTATCATACGCTGAGGGTTTTGGCCTTGCAACACTTGAGGCAATGCAGTGTGGAAAGCCTGTGATTGCCGCAAAGACAGGTGGTCTTACTCGTCAAGTGGTCGATCATCGTGACGGGTCTGAGAATGGAATTGCGCTTGATATAGACTTTAGGTCATGCGTTGGATCGCAGGTTGTTCCATTCATCTATGAAGATTATGTCAAGAATGAGAATATTGCTGATGCAATCTTTAAAATGTATGACATGTCACCTGAAGATAGAAAGTCCCTTGGTGAGAAGGCCAAAAATTATGTTGAGTCAGAGTTCAACTATGACAAGACAATTGATATGTGGCATGATACGCTTAATGAGACAATTCAAAACTGGAAGAGCAGAAGGAAGTCATGGGAGATGGTGACCTTATGAAAAAGATCCTTGTCAGGGGACCACTCCTGAGTAACTCAGGTTATGGAAATCATGCCCGCCAGGTCTTTGATTGGGTGCTTAAAACGCATCCAGACTGTGAAATTCAAGTTCAAGTACTTCCCTGGGGAAGCACATCCTGGAAAGTGAATCCTGAACTTGATAATGGCATGATTGGTGAGATCATGAGAAGGACAGGGAATATAACTGGAAAGTTTGATGTATCGTTCCAGATTCAGCTTCCAAATGAGTGGGATCCAAATCTTGCGCATAAGAATATTGGTATCACAGCACTGGTTGAGTCAGATAAGTGCAATCCTCTTTGGATTGATTGCTGCAATAAAATGTCTGAGATAGTGGTGCCATCAAGTTTCGTTAAGCAAACAATTGAGAATACAGGAAAGGTGAATGTTCCAATTCATGTTATTCCTGAAAGTTTTATGGGACAGATCCTTAGCGAAAATTGTCGTGACATTGGAATCAACCTTGAGACTGCGTTCAACTTTTTAATAGTTGGAACTATCACTGGAAATAACCCATATAATGATAGAAAGAACATATTCTTCACAGTCAAGTGGCTATGTGAGGAGTTCGCCAATGATCCAGATGTTGGAATTGTAATAAAGGCAAATGCAGGAAGAGGTACCAAGTTTGATTGGCCTCAGGTGACAGATATATTCAAAAAAGTGATATCAGAGGTCAGAAAGGGTCCATATCCTCGCATTCACCTCTTAAATGGGATGGTGGAAGAGGATGAGCTCGTTTCACTTTATAGAAATCCAGGAATTAAGGCGATTGTATCCGCAACACGTGGTGAGGGCTATGGCCTTCCACTCCTAGAGGCGGCCGCATGTGATCTGCCTGTTATTGCGACTGGATTCTCAGGTCACACTGATTTCCTTGGAAAGGGAAAGTATCTTAAGCTGGATTATCAGATGACTGAGATTCACGAGACTCGTGTCGATGGTAATATCTGGATTAAGGGCACAAAGTGGGCCGAAGTCTCTGAGGAAGACTTTAAGAAGAAAGTCAGAAAATTTAAATCATCAAGTGATATTCCAAGGCAATGGGCAGCTGAGCTTGGAAAGACAATTCGGGAACAGTACTCACCTGAAAGCGTCACAATGATTTATGAGAAAACACTTGGGCACTTATTTTGATGAATGTAATTCTTACATCATTGCTGTTACTTGAAACGATTGTATTAGCGGTTTCATGCTACTATAATTACAAGTTTGGAAGAGTCATAATTAAGATTGAAGATGCACTTGAGGACTCACTTGACCTCCTTGACAAGCGGTATGAGTCAATGTCAAAAATTCTTCAGATACCTCTTTTCTTTGACTCCCCAGAGATCAAACGGGCCGTTGAAGATATCAGAAAGTCCAGAGACGCGATTCTTTACGTCGCGAACACATTAACAAATTCACAGGATGAAGGCGACGTAAATGCTGAAGGGAACGAAGAGGGTAATTAAGAGAAGTAGCGGGTCCAATGGCCTGTACTTCGATGCTGAGACACAAAAGTCAATTGAAGCATTTCAGAATGAGTCTGATAATGAAATGCGACATTCAATCTATGTTTCAAGGATTATGCCAGCATTTGATAAGCTTGTTGAGAGTCTTATTTTTATTTATGGTTTTGCTGGGCCTGGTGAGCCCATTGAGCACTTGAAGAGTGATTGTGTTACATTTCTATATGAATCAATGCATAAATTTGATCCTAAGCGTGGTTCAAAAGCTTTTTCTTATTTCAATGTTGTTGCTAGGAATTGGCTTGTAATTTATTCGAAGAATAGACAGAAGAAGTCAAATAGATTTGTGTCACTTGAAGAGCTTCGTGAGCCTAAGACTGCTGATGCCCAGCAGTTCCATGCCACTCAGATCTGTGAGAGTCCTGAGGACATGATGATTGAGAGCAATCGACGTGAAGTAATCCTTGGAGTCCTTAAAAAGATACGTGCAAGCCTGTCCCATGATTATGAGATTGCATGCCTTGATGCAATTTCAACAGTTTTTATGCAGGTTGATGATCTTGACTTCCTGAACAAGCGTGCGATTTTTGTCTATGTCAGGAACATCTCTAACTTAAATCAAAAGCAGCTCGGAGCTGCAATGACTGTAATACGACGACACTACAGGAATCTTGTTAAGAGCGGAGAGTTTGCCTGATGGGAACCCTTGAGAAGATGCTTGATAAGCTCCAAGAGAGTGAGAAAAAAGTAAATGAGTTTGCCGATGTTCTTGACTCAATCGAGAATACATCAGACAAAAAGAAGATGCTTTGGAAGCAAATATATGAACATGCTATCGTCGATCGTACTAATGCTTATATGCTTTTCACAAATCTCTACTCTCAGATGGGAACCTCCGCATCAGATCACGCGACATTAGGTGTGACTCTGACAAAATATCTTGAGAGAATGTCAAAGAGTAATGAACAGCTTTTAAATCTGGCAAAGCTTATTGCTGAATCTGAGTCAGCAGCTCCGCAAATTACTGAGGATGATATATTCAACAAGATTAAGGGATAGGCATGTCAGCGGTATTTTTTAGAGGTCTTGTGGTTGATGTCATTACTTCTCAGAAAGGATCCATCACAAAAAAGCCACTAGAATACTATAAGAGTCTGGTCAATATTAACGTTGCTGGATTTAAGCAGCTTCCAAACAATACCGCTATTGTCAAGATCATCTCAAATGCATTGTCAAAAGACAGTGATTCAGAGATAGTCTGCTATCCATTCTTCTCATCTCACTTGTCTATGCCGCTTAAGCCAGGTGAGCAGGTTTGGATCGTATTTGAGGATCCAACCAGCATCAGTCAGGTCGGATATTGGATCTCAAGGATTCATGAACCTGCTCATGTTGAAGACTTAAATTACACGTTCTTTCAGCGCGCAAGGTACAGTGACGCGTCTGGCCTGACATCGGCAGCGACTAGAGACCAGCCCACGCAGACATTTAGCAGTGTTTCAGTCACTTCTGATCCTGATGAGCTTGTTAAAGCAAAAAATTATGCCTCTTTGACTCACAGGTTCGAGGTTGTCCCAAATTACGTAAAGCGCCCAGGTGACCTAGTCATACAGGGATCACACAACTCGCTTATTATGCTCGGAGAAGCCAGGGGCCAATCAACGCTTTCAGATGACAACATCATAAAAAATGTCAACAATCTGCAAGTTCCTGCTGGATCAGGAGCAATTGACATTGTCGTCGGTCGTGGAAGTCTTCCATCCACTCGTCCTGACACTTTAGTCGACGAAGAAATGTCTCTCACAATCGCCGACAGGCGTGAGAGAACTCAAAAAGAGTCAGAAGGTGCTGTCAATTTTGCCACTGACTCTGCTCGTGTCTATATGGTGTCAAACTCAAGGTCTGATGAGTTTGTTAATCCTGACTTACTTTTAAATGTTGCGCTTCCTAACGATGCATTCTTCAGTATATCTGGCGACAATAGGGCTGGATCTTTCATCGTTTCAAAAGCAGATCAGCAGAGAATGATCGCAAGGTCAACAGGAACGGTCAGAATCGTAAAAGAGCAGTCATCATCAGAAAGCGGCGCGGCAATGATAATGCACGAGAATGGAATAGTACAGATTGCAGGAAGCTACATAGCTTTAAGTGGATTCAACGCTACAGGCGGCAAAGGTATTGCAAACCAGCCGTATATTCGATACACAGAGCTAGAGGCATTATTGGCAGAGTTAATTGGTGCCGTTCAAGGCTTTTGCACTGCATTACAATCTCACACGACACCAGGTTACGGACTTCCAAGTCCTGAAATTCTAACTGCGGCAAGTAATTTGTCTAATAGTTTTGAAACTGCAAAAACACATATTCAAAATATAAAATCAACTACAATTTTCGGAGAATAGGATGGCTATTGAAACTTTAGGAACTACCACCCCATTACCAGGAAGTCCATCTCTTCAGGAGCAGATTAAGATTGCTTTTTTAGAAGTAGTTGAAAATAAACCAACCGACAGTGATCAGCTTCAGGCATTTAATTCAAAGTTAGATACTGTTGCCACAGCTCTCTCTCAAAAAATATCTAAAGCCATTGATGATTATATCAAGTCTATGACAGTCACTGTTACGGTAAGTCCAGGAATTTCAGTTTCAGCTCCTGGAGGAGTAGGCGCAACAACAGGAACTGGAACTGGAACTTCTTGACAAAACTAGCCTTTCAATTTTTAGTTCTGGCTTATTTATGATTGAGGACTAAGATGGCAGAGGCTAGGTCTTATAGCTTTAAGAGTGTGGGTGAAGACCTGGCGCAAAAGCGACAGCAGGCCAGTCAAATTGCCTCTGCTCCACCACCGATTGGAATAAAGACACCAATCGAGCTTGGTGATACTGGCGATGGACTTCTTAAGATGCATCGAAATTTGGCAGATCAGGTTCGAGACAATCTTCGAAACTTGATCATGACAAACCACGGTGAGCGTCTTAATTTCTATGATTTTGGTGCCAACCTGATTCCGATCCTGTCCGAGCTTGCTTCTGAGGACGGTGATATGGAAGCAATGAGACGGATTCAGACGGCAGTTTCAAAGTACATGCCGTTTGTCTCACTTGAGAATTTTTCTTCGGCTCCAATTCCAACTGAGAACGCAGGTCAAGCTAGGATTAAAATCCTAGTGACCTACTCGGTTGCACGGGCAAACATCACATCTGATGTCATCAGCGTAACACTAAACTTTATCGGATAAAAAATGGCTAGCGATCAACAGCTTAAGAATGCAAGAAACAGGACATATCTCGCCAAAGACTTCGACTCTTTTAGGGGAGATCTTCTTCGCTATGCCCAGACTTACTTTGGTGACAAGATTCAGGACTTTTCTGAGGCTGGGCTTGGAGGCTTACTCCTTGATATGGCAGCATCGGTTTCTGACAATATGTCTTTCTACATGGATCACCAGTTCAAAGAGATGTCATGGTCGACTGCAGTCGAGACCAAGAACCTCAATCGAATGATTCTAGAGGCAGGAATAAAACCACGAGGAGCCGCAGCAGCTTCTGCCACAGTTTCCATTTATATCGAAGTTCCGGCAGATCTAGTCAACGGTGAGTATGTTCCAAGAGAGTCAGCACTTCCTGTCATTGAGCTCGGAACTGTCCTGGCTTCAACAGCTGGAATAACGTTTAACCTTACAGAAGAGGTTGATTTTTCCAAACGCGATCTTAGTGGTAATCTGATCGCACAAAAGACAATAGGAACTGTCAGCGGCTCGACGATTTTAACATTTATTCTTCGTCTCGACACAGTCTGCGTATCAGGAAATGAGATCACTGAAACTTTCACAATTTCTGACAACCCGCAGCCATTCTTTAAACTGACGCTCTCAAATCCAAATGTCAGTCAAATCTTACGGGTGTTCGACGGTGATGGAAATGACTACTATGAGGTTGAGGCCCTGAGTCAGGACACTGTGTTTGCACAAGCGCAAAATTTCGGTCCCGATGCATCTGAGGTAAAGAGCATTCTCACAATCAAGCCCGCTCCAAGAAGATATGTGACCATTAGTGATGTCACGTCAAGGGCCACATCGATTCAATTCGGCGGCGGAAATGCTCTTACGACCGATGACGATGCCATTCCAGACCCTGAGACGCTGGCTCTTCCACTTTACGGAACAAGCACATTCAGCACATTTTCAATAGACCCATCTGCATTGCTTCAGACCAAAACTCTAGGTATTACACCCAGAAACACAATCATAAGTGTCACTTACAGGTACGGCGGCGGTCTCAGTCACAACGTGTCAGCAAAATCAATCGCCGCCTACCAGCAGTTGAAAATTAGATTTCCAAATGATGTCAGCGCTGTAGACGCTGCTAATGTTAGAAGATCATTTGACATCTCAAACGAGAATCCAGCTACTGGCGGCGATTCAGCTCCAACTATCGAGGACCTTCGTTCTCAAATTCCAGCAGCCCGCAGCCTGCAGTCAAGAATTGTGACAAAAGAAGATCTTATCTCCAGAATTTATACTCTTCCAACTCAATTCGGTCGAGTCTTTAGGGCAGGTGTTAGACCTAATCCAAATAATCCTCTTGCAGCACAGCTTTTTATCACGTCAAAAGACTCAAATGGATTTTTAACGACGTCACCTGACACTTTGAAAATTAATCTTAGGTCATATCTGAATAGCTTCAGACTGATTGGGGACGCATTCGATATACTCGACTCAAGAGTCATTAACTTCAGGATTCGATTTGCAGTTTATGTGAATCCAAATGCGAGCAAGCCAGCAACAGTGCAGGCTGTCATTGCTAACATCAGCCGCGAGATGAGCGTAAAAAACTTTCAGATTGATCAGCCGATCATGATATCTGACATTCAGAATATCATCATAAACACTCCTGGAGTGCTTTCACTTGTCGATTCAGGACTTAAGATTGAGAATATTGAACCAAATTATCAGGGAAGACAGTATTCTACAGACACATTTAATATCAGTCGAAATACGTTTAGAGGGATTATCACACCACCTCCGGGCGGCATCTTTGAGTTGAGGTATCCTGATTTCGACGTAGTGGGGACGGCACTCTAATGTACATCATCGCAACGGCATCCGCCGACACTTACATAACCAATAAAATCATAGATGGCGTTAGGGCTACAGATGCCAATGTCGGTCGTGCAGGAACTCTTGATCTCTTCAAACTTTACGATGAGACAGTCTCGGGAACAACCGCAAATAATATCGAGATCTCAAGAATTCTAGTAAAATTTGATATATCAAGACTTTCATCAATTGGAACTCTTAATATTAATGATCCAACTTTTAGGTCTTATATTAGACTTCAGTCGATTGAAAGTGGACTTCCATCTCCACGCGATTTCACAGTTTCTGTGTTTCCACTTGCTGTTCCTTTTGATGAAGGTGACGGTCGCGATGTGTCAGCTTTCTCTGACATTGACACATGTAACTTTTTAAGCTCATCAGCAGGAACGGGCTGGAATATTTCTGGAGCATATGCTACAGGCGGAGTGGGTGACTCAGCGATTGATTTTTATACTTCAGGAAACCTGCAAGATGGATTAGGAATCAGGTCACTTGAGTCAAAGCAGCAATTTTCTGATGGAAATGAGGATCTTTTCGTTGAGGTGACAGACATTGTTTCTGCAACGCTGGGTGGAATACTTCAAAACAATGGATTTATCATTTCATTCAGCGGCAGTCAAGAGACCGATGACATTACTCGATTTGTCAAGAGATTTGCATCAAGACATGTTATCAATCATGCGCTTCGTCCAAGGCTTGAGTCGCATTTTAAAGATTCTATTATTGACTCCCATAATTCATTTTATTTTGATACGACTGGATCACTATTCCTGACTAATGACATTGCATCGTCTAATGTCAACATAGTCTCAGCCTCAAGTCCCGTGGTCGGAAACGATTGCATGAAAATAGTTCTTTCGACCGGAAGCTTTGCCATCACACAGTCAGTCTCACAGGCAAAGATTGGAAATTCATTCCTAGCCGGGGTGTATTCGTCATCGTTTGCAATCAATGCTTTTAGTGCTCAAGTCATCACTGGTACTCTTACACTTAAAGACGCCGTTGCAGCATCAGGAAGCATCATCTTTGATGAGAGATGGAAATCTAATGATGGCTCAGTCACATTTTATAGCAGCCAATTAACATGCTCTTTACCCAATAGAAACTCCGGCATAGGTCAGCCAAGACAGCTCATTGTGAAAGCTGTCAATTCACAGCAAGAGTTTCAGAATAATAGCAATTACAGGTTTAGGCTTTTTATCTATGATCCAAATTTTGAGCCTTCAGCCGCCAGGATGGTCAGAAGTCTTGACAGCGAGTCGCCTGAGGCTCTTTACTTTAGGGTCATCGATGCAGAAAATTCATATGTGTATATTCCATTTGAGGAATATCAAAATGGCACTCGTGTTTCACAGGATTCTTCTGGCGCATACTTCGATGTTATCTTTGATGGGCTTCCAATAGGAAAGACGCTTATGCTTGAGTATCTCGTCGTTGACAAGGGCATCAAATACATTCTGCGTGATGCAGGATCTAAATTTAGAGTGAAATAATCATGAAAAATTCAATCTACGCTGGAAACTTAATGGGCTCTGAGCTTCTAAAAGAGCTTCGCGGTGAGAGCGTAGTAATAAAAGATGTGACCGCCAATGAGGTGACCGGAACTAATATCTCAGGTCAGGATTCTTTCCGTTATGATCCGCTGGGCACAGGTCTAAAATCAACCCAGCAAATACCAATAGATTGGTCACAGTTTGAGAATCACACTTTTTTCAATTCAGCACAGGCAAAGACAAATGTCGCCTTTGAGAGCATAATCAACGGATTTCCTTTTGACGGAAATGATCTTGAGATTGAGAAATTTCTTGACAGTCTAACAGGCTTTGAGAAATACATTTTTGATTCTTTTCCAAAGTACACAGGATACTTGAACTTCGATCAAAGCAACTACATTGAAGTTAACGATCGCGCTGGCTTTACGATTCCTGAGATCTCTAGGAATAAATCTGGTGATTCTGTTCTTGATCCAGGTCTAAATTCTATGACTATCGAGATGCAGGTATTTGTGCCGCAAATTGCAACCAGCGACTGCATTATCACTCAAAAGCTTAACACATCAAACGTTAATGGATTCACATTAGCTACAGTCGCTTCTGCAAGTACCACAAATTGCGATGTTAAGTTCATAATATCTTCAGGAACAAACTACAGTACCGCTATCTCATCGCCAATCGAGAAGGGAAGGTTCGTTCCTGTCGCAGTCGTGTTCTCAAGAGAGCCAGATGATAAAAATGTTCATCTTTATATCGATGGGCAGCTTACGGCGAGCGTGTCGCAGCCGAATTTAGGAAGACTCAATTTCTCAAGCGATCAGCTAAAAATTGCAAATGGCTCAAATCACATTACAACTGACTACACATTTGTTCCTACAAATCAATTCTTAGGATCGATAGATGACATAAAGATCTATCACAGGGTAAGAACACAGTACGAGATAAGCTCTAGCATAAACAATACAACTTTTCCTGATCCTGACTTAAAGCTCTATTTTAAGTTTAATGAGCCTACTGGTAGTTACACAAACAACTCACTTGTCCTTGACCATTCAGGTAACGGCCTTCACTCACAAGTGACGGCATTTAATCAGTCACAGCGAGTTAAGCATGTAGACTCTCCTATAACCAATGAGATCATTGAGTACTCACCAGTTTTATTCTCTGACCATCCTGATATTGTAAGTCTTAATGAGCAGTTCTTAGAATCAGCCCTTGAGTTTGACAGAAATAATCCAAACCTAATCACCAAGCTTATTCCACAGCACTATCTGCTTCAAGAGCAAGATTTTTACAGTCTTGACTCGATTGAAGGCGACGTCGGTCAGCCGATAGATGCACAGGGAACAAGGCCAGGTGACACCAAGATTGGATCTGTCCAGATCATATCAGCGATTCTTTACACTTGGGCAAAGCAGTTTGATGAAGTGAAGATGTTCATTGATCACTATTCCAGCCTCAACCAGCTAGGATATAATGAGATTGACACAGTTTCATCCCAGCTGCTTCCGTTCCTCGCGCAAAAGTACGGCATCAGCCTTCCCAACTTTTTTAGAGACATTGGCATCAAGGGAAATCAACAAAACCAAGATTCACTTCGAGACTCAAAACAGCAGCTGTTATCATTTAGCGAGATTCAGAACACTATCTGGAGACGAATTCTTCATGAGATTCCGACGCTAACACGCGCTAAGGGCACAATTGGAGCCGTTAAAAGTCTAATCAGGCTTGCAGGAATTGAGCCAGACTCAAATATTCGTTTTAAAGAATATGGGGGCCAGAGAACATCATACCTCAGCGGCGGCCGTGTACCTAGGTCAATCGTTCAAGGTTTCTTAAATTTCAGCGGCTCATTAAATAAAACTCCAGCTTCGTTCAACTCAATCGGTATTCCGACAAACTTTCCATTTGTGTCAGGAACATTTCTAAGCGGGTCGAGGACTGAGCCCGGTGATCCTATTGTTAGTAACACAGCGAATGATGGTTTGTTCACCAGCGGCTCTTGGTCATATGAGGCGATTTATAAGTTTGATCCAAGCTATGATCATCCAATCTTGCAGAGTCTCGCTAGAATTAATGTGACTGGGTCTTCATTCTCTACATCTCACGGTGTGCTGGCAAACCTTGTCGCCATTGCTGGTAATGGCGAGTCATCTCTAAGCTTGTTTGTCTCATCCAGTCTCACGGGCTCTAATCTATTAAATCTTGGCATTGACGGCATCAATATATTCGATGGAAATGCATGGCACATTTCATTTGGAAGAAGCGGTTCACTTAACGAGGCCAGTTCATCCTACTTTATTTGGGCCGCAAGTGACGATTCTAATACTGTAAAAAGTGCATATCAGACATCTTACTACTTTGATAATGGATCATATTTCTCTAAAATTGATTCATCACTCAATTCTAGCGGTTCATTTATCTGCATAGGATTACAATCATTAGATACCATCCCATATTACATAAATGGATCAACAGATAGTCTTGCAAAAACAACAATGTTCTCAGGAAAAGTAGGAAGGATAAGATTCTGGTCCAAACAACTTTCACAGGATGAACTGCTTGAACACGCCCAAAACATAGAATCAGTTGGAGTTGAGACGCCAAGTTTAAACTACAACTTCGTAAATGAGTTGTCAGGTTCATGGGAACGACTTCGAGTTGATTGCTGGCTATCGCAACCAACGACATCATCTGCATCGACTGGTGGAATTCAGCTGTTTGATTACTCGCAGAACCAGTATCACATGACTGGATCTGGATTCGACTCATCAGCGCAGGTAATTAACAGCGAGAGAATGAAAACTTCAGTCATGTCAATGAAATTTGACGAAGCCGTTGAGGACAATAAGTTCAGGATTAGGGGATTAAGTGACCCAAGCCTCCATCCTGAAATTGACGCCGAGGTGGGCCCTGTTTTCTCTGTTAGAAAATCAGAAGAGCCAATCGACGACCTTCGTTTCTCTATGGAGGTCTCGCCGACTCGCGTTCTTGATGAGGATATTGCAAAGATATTCGCGACGCTCGATGAGCTTGACGACGCGGTCGGCGCAATCGAACTGCAGTTTAGCCCTGACTATCCAAAGTTAGAGGCTATTAGAGACGTATACTTCAATCGACTCACCGATAAGATCAATCTTAAGCTCCTTTTCGAGTTCTTCAAATGGTTCGATAAGTCGATGGGGGCTTTGATCGAGCGCTTTATTCCTAGCAATACAATATTTCTAGGATCAAACTACGTCATTGAGCCACACTCGCTCGAGCGCTCTAAGTTCTCATATCTTCAGAGCGAAATCTACGTTGAGAACAGGCTTAAAAATACTGAAGTCACGGTCGTTGAAGCAACGGTAGGAATATAAAGATGCCATCAGAAGCGGTCACAATTGGAAACTCAAATGCCGTTATTGGCTTGCAGGGAGTCGAGGTTCGGACATTCGAGCAGACTTCAACAAGCCCATTGCCCCTAATTCGACCAAATTCAGACCCAGTTATTGTATTTGACGGTCTTAGGATAGACTCATTAGACTATTTTTATGATGGGGCAGATGCAAGCTTAGGCACAAAGAAGATTAAGCTATTTCCAAATTTTGAAGAAGAACAGAGGACCTTTGGTCAAGGAATCAAATTTCAACCAACAACTCCCGTTTTAGATGCAGAAGGATTCAATCCAGTCACATGGATACAGGCTGGAACCAGTATCGAAATTTTTCCAAGAACTCAGGGAAATAAGTCTTATGATAATATCGATTTGTATGATGGCGTTATAGAGCCTCTCGATCTTAGAAATCGTCAGACAAATGATTTTGCAATCACAACAAAGTTTGACATTCATCAGGTAGAGGGAGGATCAGCAAATTTTGCGACCGATGCTCGCGGAAGAAATATCCCAATTGTCAGTCATATCACAGTAAGTGGTCATTCGATTGAGGCATTTAATGACACCATAGAATCAAGTGATAACTATCAGGTTAAGAACTTTGATTCATTCATGTCAGTTTCTGACTGCAAAATCGATCCATTTGTCGATGAAGAAGTTTCTTACAGGTCATTTGAATCTCTTGATTCAGAAATTCAAGCAATCCTAAACGTTGTGACATCAAAGACTGATGATTTATTACCAGTCGGCGCGATCTCAAGCGCTTCAGGGCAAATCGTCGATCTCGCTAGTTCACCAGGAACTGACTCAATTGTATACGTAGGTTTAAAGAGATAAGATGCCAAAACTTAGAAGTCCAATTCCAGTTGATCTCACACGGGCATTTCGTCTAAACATCACGATTGGTTCACAGAACGTGTTCGATGTGTCACGTGGGCTTGTCTCCTGGTATCGTGATTTTGACGGTGATTTCGTTCCAGATCTGACTGGTCGTGGAAACGTTATGAGAAGAGCCGGTCTGCCAAGCCAACTGTCAGTTCCAGCGAGCCTGTTAAATCCAGGACGTCAAGAGCTGAGGGTAGATCGTAAATCATTCGATTTCACGTTTAATGCGACGACTGATGCGAATGTTGAGTACATAACGACTGTTAATTCTACAGGTGCCCCTGAGTATGTCAGAGACCATATATTCTTTGATGAGCTCGGCAGGGAGAACGATTTTACTATATCGTTCTGGTTTCGTCCCACAGTCCTCACGTCAAATCAAGTTATTATCGCCAAATATGCGCCTTTTCTTTCATCTCTGGCTGAGTTTTTAGTCTATCAAGATAATCTTGGCAGGCTCTACATGGACATGTATGACTCAGACGGCGATAGAAATGTCGTAAGAACGACTACCGGTGTACCGCCAAATTCATGGCATCACGTTTGTATATCTTACACAGCTTCTACAAGATCATGCACATTCACAGTTAATGGCATGCCGAGGGCTTCAACCTCTACGATCATTGGTCCATCATTTGATGGACTGCAAGGGGCGTTGGTTCCTACAACTTTCGGTGCAGCTTGGGCCACAGGAGCATTTAGTCAGGCAGCGTCTGCAGCTGATTTCAGGGGGTACCTCTATGAGGTTGCAATATGGAATGGACGAGCTCTTTCCAGTCTTGAAGCATCAGCCGTATATGCCGCCGTAAGGTTCGGAGTAGGTGATCCAAGGAGCGGATTTATCTCTCCTCCGCCTAGGGTTCTGATACAGCAGCTTGACTCTGAGCTGAATAAGAATCCATCAGCTGGTGACATTTTAGTCAGAAGATCAAGGTCAAGCGTCTCCCTTTCAGAAAGATTAAAGTTTGAGAATCTTGGTATCAGAAGCGAAAGTGACCAATTCAATGATAGCTTAACGATCAATTTTATAACACAGTCTGTCGTATTCCCGGCGATGCTCCCGGCATTTTCGAGCTACAGCGACTCTCTTGTTCCAGCAGCCACCAACATGATTGGCGCCGAATCGAATGTCAATGTAAGCCTTGCCTTAAGAAGCCATCAGCAGCCAGCGCACATGACTCGGATTAATCCAGGACTGATCGTTCCTTTCGATGATAGCATCGCGATTGATCCTGAAAATGATTTTTATTCCACTGGCACTGAGACATCCACCCTGCCTGGTTTCACAGAGCCGCTGTGGTCAAAAGTTAAAATTGAAATCAATCTTTCATCTTCTGATGACTCAATCATAACTAGGAATTTATTCTCTGACACTGGCGCAGTCGTGCCAGGACTTGGAACAGCAAGCAAAACAGGATTCAATTACTATAACTTCAACACAGGAATGTGGGATGATATTGGTCTTTACAACCCGGTAGATAATTCACCGCTTCCATTTAGACTTGACATTACCGAATCATCACCAGGCGTGTTTTCTCTTGAAGGAATAATGTCACAGTTCAACGGTGGAGCAACATATGGCTACACTCGTTTTGAAAAGACTTCATCTGGCGATGTTATTAATATAACTGATGTTCCAACTGACACTGAATCTCTTCTTAATACTTTTGTCGGTGCTATCGGAGCAACAGCAATTGGTCTTGCACCGGCTTTCTCGTGCACACCCTCAAATTACGCATCTGCTCCAGATCACCCAAAGTACTTTGCTACTTCATCCAACAGGCTTAAATTAAACGATTATATTAAAACTCCTTTTTTACTTGAAAAAGTAGCAGTTGAATTTGACAACGTTGACGTTAGACAAAAAATACCAGCGTCAACTGGATCATTGGGATACCAGTACTATCACGTGCACGATAACTATATCTTCTTTATGTACAGGCAGACCAATGTGCCAGAGACTGTGGCACGAAGCCTCTCAAACAGAAGCATCATAATGTCAGGTGCCATGACATTTGCCAGTCCTCTTACGACATTCACACTGCGAGATGATGCTCCTCAAAATTCATTCTCGCCTGCATTCTTGCATGAATTTGACACTTCAACTGTGACTATTCCAAATGCGATTCAAAATAGCTACACAGGAAGTATTCAGTTAGAGTGCCAGCCCGGCACTGCACCAATTAGAACTTTCAACGTAAATGCTTTACCTGTTTACAAATCTTCAGGATTTGATGTTTCAGATCCGGTTGGGCATCCTTGGCCAGGAGGAGCGTCTGCAAGGCAGCTCTCTGACTCAGACTCAAGCTTTTTAGTTGGTATTGATAAATGGCATTTAGGCACTGGATCTGCTGAATCTTCCAGAAGGAATCAAGTTCTTTTTAATTCTGTCAATTTTGATGCTAGGGCGCTTAAGACTCTCGGTGGTCAGAACATATTTTCATCCGGTTTGACTGCGACAGAGTTCGTAAGTCTCTACAGCAGCTGGTATGAAGGACAAAATTCAGAAAGTGGTTTTAACACGCCACTGTCAAATAATTCTCCATATCTGCTAATGCCGGGAGATGACTTAATTTTTGGTATTGAGGCTGGGTATAGCAGACTGCTTTCTAATCCGAACGATTACTCCACTGTAGATAGAAGCGGTTCATTGTCTATGCTTCCCAGCTCATCAATGACAATAAAAGCAGGTAATACAAGAGTCACAATGTATGGCTCGGTTCTTAAGAACTTTCAGCCTGTCAATAACATAAACCCAACAAGAATTTCGTCTCCTGCTCTTCACTATGTTATCGGTGACGACAGCGTGTTAGATCAGTTTGAACTTGACTTCACTGAGTCCTATTTTGGCTCTTATCTTGATCAGATAGTGACAGGAAGCCTTGTCACTGTTTCTGATGGTGGCAAGACGCTAACAGTTCCGTCAAGCTCAGATCTCAGAAAAGTAATTAGTCGTGTCTCACTTGGGCAGGCAGGAACCACTGGATCACTTCAGAGGTTTGTCAATATTGCTGATGAAAAGGAGCGTGTTTATGATAGTTGCCTACCAAGCTATTCAATTTTTCTTTCAGGAACAACAAGCTTCCGTGTTACATCGCAGCTGAACACACTTGGCCATGAATTAGTTGTTGCTAATCCTGACTCACCGTCAAATCTTATCAACAGATTGTCAGAGGTAGGCGGACAGTTTTTCAAGCAGTTTCCATATGCTGAAAGTCCCATTAGGCTTTATGGAGCCACTGCCCGTCGTCGTGATCTTAGCGGTGCTGCAACATACTTTAATGGAACCGCAAGACTACCAATTGCGATTGATGATACCAGCAAAAAGCCGTCACTCCTCTCACAATATTCACTTCCAAAGCTAAAAGAGCTTATTTTCACGACACGCTGGACACTTCCTACTACATTAGTTTTTGGATTTCCGGGAACTGCAGTAATAAAACATAGGATAGGTGAGATGACGACCACATCAAGTGCAGGAATTAGAAAGGGCACTTACAGGTATGGCATCTCAAACATAGAACCTGAGTACACATCAGTCAGGTGGCGATCTAATCACTACGGATTCCTACGCGACATGTTAGAACAAAGACGTGACACGGCATTTTTTGATAAGCAATCACTTGAGCCTCCCGTAAAGTGCGTATTCCTTAGTGGATCAACTGTCGTTGCGCCTGAACTAACACACTCTCAAAATATTAGCATGTTTTCTACAAGCTCAATCCCATTTTTTGATGAGATGGGTAAAACGACATTTAGGTCCGATGATCCTGATGAGTCGCTTGTAGAAATCTAAGCAGCATCAATACCTAAGGTGTAGGAGCAAAAAAGTGAGAGTCAACAAGTTCTCCCTGCAGCAGGCCGGCGGTTCGTACACCGTTCGTGATAAGTTAGGAAGGACAATAGTCGTTGGGAATCCATCAGCTTCCCAGGCAGAAATTCCTCCCGCATTTCTCACAGGAGACGGGGTTCCATCTGACGCTGACGGAGCTATTGGCGACACTTACTTTGATAATCTCACTAAAGAAGTCTACACTAAAGAGACAACGGGCTGGAATAAAAAAGCTCTGCTCTCGGGTCAAAGTGGAAAAAATGTTATTACGGGTGAGGGTCCTCCTGCTTCTGAAGTGGGATCAGATGATGAGACCTACATCGACACTCAGAACTTCAAGATTCACAGAAAATCAGGTGGCTCTTGGTCAAGCGGCATCATATTCAAGGGCATCGATGGATCACCGGGCTCAGCAGGTGAAAAAGGCGATGCTGGTGATAGAGGGCTCAGCACCTATGAGGGAACCGGAGATCCAAACTTACCCGAAAACGATGTGGTCATCGCAATCATCGGTGAGACATATCTAGACACGGACTCTTTTTACATCTGGAAGCTTATCAGAGAAAGCGCAGTTGGAAACTTAAAGAGATGGGAGATTCGAGGCAAATCATTCCGCGGCACAAAGGCAATTGAAGGAAGCGGAAATCCAAATGAGATCATATCAGCCGATGCACCAGAAGACGCTGATCTCATTGAGGACTTGATCGCTGCCAAGATTGGCGATCTCTACCTTGACACTGATGATCACAGGTTCTACAAGAAGCAGAGTCAGACAGGATCGACTCCGTGGGTCCCACGTGACCAGTTTAGGGGAACAATCACACTTGAAGGCTCAGGTGACCCCGACGATATCATATTGCAGAACCTGTCTGAGAATCAAGATCTCATTAGCTCCTTAAATGCTGCTAAGGTCGGAGATCTCTATCTTGACACTGAGAATCATAAGTTCTACAAACGACAGGAGCTGCTCGGAGGCAATCAGTGGGTTCCAAGGAATCAGTTTCGTGGAACAGCAGTAATTGAGGGAATCGGCGACCCAGACTCAATCCTGATCGGCGGAACTGAGGCGAGCGAGACCCTTGTCAATCAGCTCGTCGCTGCCAAGATTGGCGATCTCTACCTTGATACAGACAGCCATAGATTCTACAAGAAGCAGTCTTCCTACGGTTCGGATCAGTGGATCCCAAGAAATCAGTTCAGAGGTACGGTCACTCTTGAAGGCATCGGTGACCCTGACACCATAATCGCCACAGCGGCGATAGAGGACACTGACCTTATCATCAGCCTCGTTGATGCAAAAGTTGGAGACCTATTCCTCGATACTCAGTCACACAGGTTCTATAAAAAGCAGTCGATGGAAGGCCTGAACCAGTGGGTTCCAAAGCTATCTTTCCTCGGCAGCGACGGAGAGGACGCACTTT